AGGCGCACGATCTGGCTGACGCCGACCAGACCGGATATCTGGATGTAAAGGGCATTGGCGACTGGTACACCAGCGTTGAAAATGAGGACATGACCAATGGCTGACGACAGAAAGTGTTCGCGATGCGGCGGCGTCGATGAGTTTGTCTACGAACTGGACTGGCAACCGGTATTCTACTGCGCCACCTGCAATGTTGAAACGACCGGCAGCGGTGCCGAACTGATTGGCCCCGGCGAGCGACGGGACGAAGAGGCGGGGGAATGATTCGTTCCCGGTTCGTTCGTTCTTGATTCGTTCCAAAGTTATCCACAGTCCTAACGCGTTTGCCTTAATTGCCTTAATATTACCTTAATATTACCTTATTTCTGCCACAATCTTGCCACAATTGTATGGGATAATACCTATAGTGAAAAGAGGCGCTCGACCGGGGCGAAGTGGCAATGGGCCACCGCTCTGACCCCCGGCGAAAAGGCCCAAGCTCTTTGACATTGTGAATATGAAAGCTGCTTTGATGAGCCGTGAGCCTTCAAACAAATGAAGGAGTCAACCATGGCTAAAATCAAGCTGAAGGCCATCACTGATGGCAACGACAAAAACCGGTACTGCGGCCCGTCCGTAATATCGGCACTGACCGACCTGACGACCGGAGAGGCCGCACGGCTGATCCGGATGCAGACCGGGGCGAGGAAGATCACCGGGACGAACACCTCGGAGGTGCGGCGAGCGTTGCGCGCCTGCAACATCTCAATGAAGTCCCGTTATTACCCTGGACTAAATCGGACAACCGGACCAACCCTCGCTGGCTGGCTCAAGATGTCCAAGGCAGACCGAACACCCGGACGCATCTTCCTGATCATCGCCGGGCGGCACTGGCAACTTGTCAGTGGACGCCGCTACACCTGTGGACGGATACGGGAGATCGTATCCATCAAAGACAAGCGGGTGAAACGGCGCGCTCGGGTCGCGGAGGTCCACGAACTGACCTCGGACAACGTCACACGGCCCGGCATCGACGTGTCGAAGCCCAAAGATCCAAACGCCAGTGTCCGTGCCAAAGCACAGCGCATTGCAAAGAAGATCGGGGCCGAGATCGAGGTGGATAACTACGGAGATGGCAACCACTACTGGGCAGGCGCTCCGGAAGGCCTGTTCGAGGATGGTGGTGGAGCGGTAGGCGGCCCGGTAGGGCACACCAAGGACGGCAGAGAAGACCCGTATGAGGGGTGCCGCTGCTGCTACGACTGGGAGGAGGTCCTCGAAATCATGCTGGACTACCAAGACATGCTCGCCGGGCAGAAAGTGTCTTGGGACAAGGATGGTAACGAACCTAGAACCATCAAATAATTAATGACCACGGCCCACGGCTCTTCAAAGCGGCTTACAGAGAAGTGATGGGCGCCAGAAAAGGAGGAGACTATGGCAAAGGAAAATCGGCCTACCAGCGACGAATTCGTGTGCGAAAGCTGCGGAGAGGATATCTTCGAAAACGAGGCTATGGAATGCGAGACTTGCAGCAGGGGCTGCTGCACACTTTGCAGCGCCGAGAGCGTCTGTCCAGAGTGTCAGGAATAAGGGACCATGGCCCATGGCCTTCCAACAGGTGTCCCACTGTCCCCTTATAGTATCAATTTCCTAAAATAAGAAAAAATAAACTCCCGAGTTATTTGGCGGGATTGGTGTAACTTGTGGGACAGTGAGCTAACCACATCTTATATAAGGGTTTTTTGGATCGTTTCCGTCCCGCCGCAGATCCCACCAAAAAAAGCGTGGGACAGCAGTTCCCCGTTATTTCCAGTGACTTTCCGCTGGAAGTGAGGTACATTCACTGTTATTAACGGTTGAGGGCTTCTCCCATATCACTTTACGAGGTTTTCTTAATGTGAAACGGTGGGACATTGCCGGGACAGCGTTGATATCAAACAGTAAAACACCTTTTGGAGGGAAATATGCCAAACCACAATGTGCCCGGTCCAGCGGCTGGTTTAGTGGCCGGTGGGACGGGCAAGAATGTCGCCACGCGGGGGCCTAATCGGCAGTTGACGAGACGGCAACAGAAGTTCGTCAAGGAGCTTGTGGCGAATGATGGATTGATCACGATGCGGGAAGCGGCGATACGCAGTGGCTATCCGCCACGGTCGGCCCATGCTCGCGCTTATGAACTTTGCAGCCCGAAATATTGTCCGCATGTTGTTGCCGAAATTTCGAGATATCGCGAGGAACTTGACGAGATGTATGGCGTAAATTACAAGCGTCATATTCGAGATATGCAAAGACTTCGCGATGCCTCGCTTGCGGGGGGTGCGTTTTCGGCGGCGGTCCAGGCCGAGAAAAATCGCGGCTTGGCTGAGGGCTTGTATGTCAGCAAATCAGAAATCAGAACCGGCAGCATCGATCAGATGAGCCGCGAAGATGTGGAGAAAGAGCTTGAGCGAATTAGATCGGGATTTGAGCAAATTATTGACATCACTCCGGAAACCTCCGAAGTCGAAGAATCAGATCCCGAGGGAGGCGTTGACGAACCGGGAGGCGGGGTTGTGGAGACTGATATCGGACGGGCTGAAGACGACGGACAGGAAAATTGAAACCACGCGCCTTGAAAGCTGGGCACTCCCCGGAGTTCCCGATGTCCTTTTGTATTCAGAGGGCGGTGTCTTTAGCCTGTTGGAACTTAAAGTCACAAAGGGACGCGTTGGTAAGCTCGATCTATCCCCCCACCAGTGTGCTTGGCTGTCTCGGCATGCCAGCGGGCCTGTTTTTATTGTCGTGCGCGACAGTAGCCTGGATATCCGTGTTTATAGCGGCTCCAGTGCTGTTGACCTTCGTATGGATGGCCTTGCTGCCGTGGAGGCTTTGGCTGTTTTTGAAGAGCCGTACGACTGGGAAGCGTTTTTCCGGTTGACCAGCCCTGCCGAGTAGGTGTATAGGAGAAGTCCCACTTAGCAGAAGGAGTCATAGAAATGGTTGAAGTTGCGGGTTTTGATTTCGAGGTTCTCTCGTTTGTCAGCGTTGAGGCCCCGGTCGGGACCGATCCTGAGACGTTGGTGGAAACGGCGCTGGACCTTTTTGTCGAGCGGATTAGGAACGGAGACTATGAAATTAATTGTTTCCAAACCCTTGATTTAGAGACTGGTGAAGTTACGCCGCTCGGTGCCAAGGACGTTGAAATCAATTTACAGGAGTCAGAAAGATGAGCAATACCTGTGACTGCGAGGATGCAGAAGGCGTACATGAACATTGTGCTGGATGCGACTGCGTCTTGAACTATTACGAGAGTGAAAACTATTGCGTCTCTTGTGCAGATTCAATGGAAAAGGAGGCTTCGTGATGGAAATGCGAAAATACAACAGCGTCGTCACCTATTCTTTCAGTATCGATCACAATAACCTTGATGGCTCCGACATAACTCCCGGCGACGTGGTGGATGCCTTGTTGTGTTCTTATGAAGGTGCTCAAGACGCTTACGACCGCGTGACCGAATGCCGAGGAGGACAGAACCGGTTTCAGTTCGAGGATACTATCGTCCAACTGGAGGTCGCCTGATGGAATGGTTTGAAGATTGGTTACAGCGAACGCTTGAGAAGCTGGCGGCTTGGCTGGAGAACAAGAAATGATTTGCCCGAAATGCCACGGGAACGGCTACTGGATTGAGAAGCTGCGCGCACTGCGTCAGGTCAGGCAGTGCGAGAGATGTGATTCTCAGGGCGAAATAGAGGAGAACGCGAAAGACGATGAAGACTGAACGTGCGTTGACTCCGCACTAAACTGGCCCGCCGTTTGTGCGGGCCTTTTTTCGTTTGACTTGCTGGATTGCGCCGTGGTATGGGTGAATTCCTATAACAAAGGAGTCAGACGATGCTTGTTCAATGTGATGCGACGATGTTGGCGGCAGTTGCCTTGGCACAAGGTAAGGAGCAATCCCGATATTATCTCAAGGGCGTTTGCTTCGACCGAGAATATGCTGTTGCGACTGATGGACACTTGATGACGGTAGCCAAGGCCGGGGTTTCTTACGGGAGCGTTGATAAGGGTGCAGAAATCCCTGAGCCGGTTGTTATGCCCGTGAGTACTAAGGCGATCACGGCAATGAAGAAGAGTGCGGCGAGTCATGTGTTGTTTGATGGCGAGACGTTAAAAGTGTTCGATGATGGTGGTGCCGTTCTCTATATCGAGCAGTGCGAGTCGATTGACTGCACTTTTCCTAATTGGCGGGGAGTGATTCCGACAGTGGAAGAGGACGCCGAGTGCGCCGCCGCTTTTTCAAATGTTCTACTGGCAAAGCTTGCGGCGACTGCGACGATTCTTAGCAGCGGAGCGACAATTGCGGTTAACCTTAAAGGTAAGGATGCTTTGTCGCCGCATAAGGTGATGTATGGGAACGGCCATCTTCGCGATTACGGAGAAGATATCTATTCGATTGTGATGCCTATAAAAGTGGATTGAAACTTCTACCATAGGACTAGACTGGCCCGCCGTTTGTGCGGGCCTTTTTTCGTTTGACTTGCTGCATTAGGCCGTGCTATGGGTTAACTCCCATACCATAATGAGGAGTCAGACTATGAGACGTATTAAAGGCGGCAAGATTTACGACACCAGTACGGCCACCCGTATTTGTGGGACCGGCAACGGTCTATCGGGGAGCGATTTTGGATTCGAAGACAGTGGTTTATATGTGACTAAGCGCGGAGGCTTCTTCATTTCCGGTCGCGGTGGTGCATCAAGTCGCTTTGCATTTTCTAATGGCGATGGATACGTTGGATCATCCGACATCATCGTGTTGTCTGCCCCAGAGGCGCTGGCGGAAGCCGAGCGCCACGCCGACGCGGACACTGTTGAGAAGTACTTCCCCGACATGCTGGAGGAGGCGTGAATATGGATTATCCAAGCGACTATGAGCACGGCGACGGTAGGGGCAACGGTTACGACTACGACCTAGGCATGTCCAATAATGCGCTGGATGCCTACGACAGGGGAGTCAAACCCCTGTCTAGGATCTCGCTTGCGGATTTAAAGGACGCCGGATGGACGCAAACTAAGTCCCTCGCGCTGTTTCTGGCGGGTCGCGGATTTTGGCGCAGCACCGAATGGCACCATTCTGGAGCCGATTGGTACAACAAGGTTGACTTTTTTGATCCTTCGCATTTGGCAAACAAGTGGTCCGGGACTTCCGATGCGGACCGGGCGGCGCTGTTAGAACAGCACCGCGAATCGAGGGTTAAAACATCCGAGTCAAATGGTGTTGCGGTCACTGGAAGCTTTACAATCTGGGGCGGCTCGCGCCGTCGTCCGCGACGCATGGGGCAACAAGCCTTTACCGGCAAGAAAAAAGGCGACTGGATTCACCTAGATTCCGGCGGGAGAAAGAAGGCCAGCGGCGCATATATAACGTGGTGCGTTGTTGAATCGTAGATATAGAGCGCCACGGTCCGGGAAGCGTCGCCGGTAATTCCGGCGGCGTTTTTCTTTTGACTCCATGTTATGCGATAGTGTATGGGTAATGTTCCATAACAAGGAGTCAACGCTATGACGAGATTCAAAGGTTCGGAGCGTCCGGCAGTCGCCGCCGAGATGCACAAGCTTTATTATAAGTGCTCGCAAGAGGTCACTAGGTGCCCGACATGCGGCAGCAAGCGAGAGGGAAAGCCGCACAGTTTTGATTCAATTGCTAAGATATATGATGTTAGCGGCCCGCTCGTTGCCGCAATGGTGGCGGAGCATAGCAGGTGGGACTTGAAAGACGAGATTGCGGCGCTTGCGCGAAAGCGTATAACGGCGGCGCTTGTGGTATGTGACGGGAACAAGACCAAAGCGGCGCAGTTGTTAGGTTTGCCGAGTTATCAAACGTTGAGTAACTGGATTCAGCAGTACGACGTTGTGGAGTCAGAAAATGATTAGGGACATTCAGGCTTTGCGCCGCGCCTTAAAATGCGGCGATTTTTCAGGCGTCGTCTTATACGATGGCCCGTCGCGCATCGATGGCGCGCCGATTGTCGCAATCGCTTGTCGCATCACGGAAGCGAGCGGCAATTCCAAAACCGGCGCAATGGTGCAAACGTTTATATTGTGCCGCGATATTGCCCCACATAAAGCCTTAAAAACCGGTGACGATGCGAGCGTGTGCGGCGATTGTCCATTAAGGCCGATTCACAAAGGCGCGACTCGTTGCTACGTTCGAGTCTATCAAGCGCCGCTATCAGTTTGGAATGCTTTCCACCGTGGGCGTTATGCCGTGCCGGGCGTCGATTTTGACGCGGCGCTATTGCCGGAATTGTTCGCCGGGTTATCGTTCCGAATCGGTAGCTATGGCGATCCCGCAGCGATACCTTCGCGCATTTGGAAAATCGCAACCCGGCGCGTCAAGAATCGGACTGGATACACACATCAATGGCGACGGCGAATCGGAGTCGGGCTTAAAGGCCTTTGCATGGCGAGCGCTGATTCCGAATCCGACGTTGCCGACGCTACCGCCAAAGGGTGGCGGACGTTCCGCGTCCGGAAACATGACGCGCCAGCACTAGCAAACGAAACTATATGCCCAGCGAGTAAGGAAGGCGGAAGGCGCACGCAATGCGACACTTGCGGACTATGCCAAGGCGCGACGATTGCCGCGCGGAGTATCGTTATCGTGGATCATGGTTTGATGGACTCCCGCCGTCGCGCCGTTGCTTAATTCTAGGCTTGCACAATAGGAGCGCTTCCTATAATGTCCCATACAGCGGCGGGGCTGTCCTGCCGCGCTACACAGAATGGAGTCACACAATGTCGACACTATTATATAGCAGCGCAACCGACATAAAAGTTGAGCGCGATTATCTGGCGAACCTTCAAACGCCCGCGCCAATGGGGAAGCGTCATGCTCCTTATTCTTTCCACGCTTTCGCGACGGATACGGTCGACGCAATCGAAAATGCCGGTTTCACCATCGATCAGGAGGATTATGCCATAACCAAAGACGAACAGCGCATGTTCGGATTGCTGAATGTTTCCCGCCCGGTCGCGCCGGTTGCGCCAACGTTTGGCGTTCCGGCATTGTACAAACCCGCTTGGAATCTTTTGGTGGGATTGTGCGGGACTCATGATCAGTCGAAGAGTCGCGCGCTATGCATTGGATCGCGGGTTATGGCTTGCACAAACCTTTGCTTTCATGGGGACCTTGGAAATTGGAAGTCCAAACAGACCACAAACATTGCGCGCCGGATTCCGGAAATGGTGGCGGATGCTGTCTCCGGTCTCGGCCATGCGGGGCAGCAATTGACGGTCGACTTTGATTCGTTCAATGCGCGCCAGATAGACCGCGATCAGGGCGATAAGGTTTTGATGGATATTTTCCGGTCCGGCGGATTTAGCTCAAGCCAAATGGGGCGCGCCATAGAAGACTGGACAACGTGTAGTGTGGAAGAACATACCGCCAATGGGCGGAATCTTTGGTGGTTATTTAATTCGGCCACTATGGCCTTGAAGCCAACCGGCGCGAACGCCAACCACAATGACCTGCAACACCGTTCGACAATCGTCTACAACAAGATAGCGAGCGGCGCGCGCCAATTGATCGCCGCCTGACGTCGTCGCATAGCGTGAACGTTGCCCCGCCGGGACAATCCCGGCGGGGTTTTTCTTTGCCTATATACAGAGCCGGGACTTATCCCGTATAATGCCGGTCCGGCATGTCGCCGGGACAAAACAGGAGTCAAATTATGGCCGACACTAAAATCAGCGAAACCCTATCGACCGGATACCTTGAGGAGGCGCGCCCGTGGCAAGTGATCTATAAGACGCCGACTCAGGATTATTGCCGCGAAACCTATTCGCCCGATTTCACGTTGTTGGAAATATGTAATATCGCCGACCGGGAAATCGCCGATCGCGAGCCGCTCGCCCGCGCGCTGATAGAACGTTGGGGCGGTTGATATGAACAAGCAACGCCGCAAAGCTCTTCAAGATATTTCGAACCGTTTGGACGAAATCCGGTCGGACCTCTCTGACGTGGTCACGGAGGAGCAGGACGCGTTTGACAACCTGCCGGAAGGTCTCCAGTACAGCGAGAAGGGCGAGGCCATTGAGGAAAGCGCGCAAGAACTGGAGTCAGCCGTTGATGAGGTCGCCATAGCATTTGACGCCGTGCAAGGAATCTTGAATCGGTAGCCGCCGGACGGTGCGACGTCTCCCTTGCCCCGGCGGATCACTCCGCCGGGGTTTTTCTTTGTCCAGCCCGTTCGTCCCCGTGAATCAGCGCCGGGAGCGTGGTCCGTGGCGCCGGGCGAAACCTATCCGGCCCGTCTGCCCGTGGCGCATGGCGCACGATGCCCGGCCCGGCGACCTCGAGCACGGCGACGTCGAGCACGGCGACCGGTTACCAGGGAGTCGATCCGGCGACCGGCGACCGGCGACCAGGGAGTCGATCCGGCGACCAGGTAGCCTGAATCGTGCGCCACGGCGCAAGGGTCCCACTGGTCGATTCAGGCACAGAAAACGGCGGAAAACCGGGCCTTTTCCGCGATTCCGGGCCATCGGGGGGACCGGCGGCGGCTCCGGCCTTGTTCCGCGTGAATAATCACGTAATAAATGATATAGCTTAACGGGCGCTAATCTTGCTATAACAAGTCCCATACGATAATGTTTCACGTGAAACAATCGGGGAGGTAAACCTTGTTACGAACAGAGACTCCGGAGATTGAGGACCGGCGACTGAAGCTTGAGTTGCGGCTCGCCCAGATGGGAGAGGTAGAGGGGTGCAGGGATGACTTCCTGAAGTATGTCCGCAAGATTTGGCCTGAATTCATTGCAGGCGCGCATCACAAGATGGTTGCGAGGAAGTTCGAGGACATTGCCAACGGAAAGATAAAGCGCCTCATAATTAATATGCCTCCGAGACATACGAAGTCCGAGTTCGCGAGCTATCTGTTTCCGTCGTGGGTCATTGGCCGTGAGCCGAGGACAAAGATAATCCAAACC